TGCGCTTTCTTGTACGCGCGCAGCCCACGGTCCACATACTCGACCTTGGAGAAGTCGGTCGTCTGGGGGACGGTCGAATGGTTGTAGACTTGGCGCAGCGGAAGCAGGCAGATGCGGGACATGTTGATCACTTCGAGGAAGCGGTCGCCCATCCCGTACTCTTGATACGGACCCTCATCCGCCGGGCGAACCTCCTTGAACGGAGTCACCTTCAGCCACTTCGCGCAGTCTTCGTAATGCGCCCAGCCCATCACGCGCTTCTTGTCGATCCCGGCTCGATGCATCGCGAGGCTGTGCAGAGTCCGGAAGTACGGCAGATCCTTGTAGGTCAGGCCGAACTGCCGGGTCGCGCGTTGGATGGCTTCTTCTGCGGCTCTTCTCGTGAAAGAAAAGTATCCAATTCTTTCTGGAGAAATCCCACGGTTCAGCGCCTCCTCGACCATCGTCAGGAGCTTGGTGGTTTTGCCAGTGCCGGGTGGTCCAAGGATGATGTGCATCATAGAACGTCCGGTACATCCATTGGCGGCAGCTCGATACGGATATCCTCAGACCCAGCAAAGAATGTCTGAGGCATCGCCCACATGTGGATGGTCTTTCCTTTGACCCGCCAGTCTACCTTCTCGGCCTTCATCTCCTTGAGCCGCAAGCCGAGTTGCACGTTGCTGTAGCGGGTGAAGTTGTTGGCCTTGAGATGCTTCTGCAAATCACGGAGCTGAAAGAAGACGTGATCCTCCACCCACACGGCAATGCCTTGCAGGATCTCTTCACGCTCGACGCCACGCGCACGGTCGCAACAGAACGAGATAAAGAGTTCCTCGAACTCACCCTTGGTTGTGGCTTCCGGTGGCACTTCGATGATGGTCAGCGCAGAGAGCAGCGTCTGCATACGAGCAGCCCATGCCTTCTCGCTCATCGTCTTGGGGTAGATGTTGATCTGGTTGAGGCAGTCCTTCTGGAACTGCTTCTGCGAAACGAGACTGTCGGTGCCAAGCTCCACGCGCTTGCCGTCCACGTCCATGATCCAGATGGGCGGGTCGCCGTTGATCTTGGTCAGTGAGCCGAGGTCATTGGCTTTCTGTCCGGGACCGATCCCGAACTTGCGGCCGAGGCACACGTCCTTGTTGCAGTAGCTTGCAATCGGCTGGTCGTCGCACTTGTAGAAGTATTCTTTCTTCTGGAGCTGACTGAGGATCAGATCGACCTCCTTGTCAGACAGCGGCGGTATCATCAGGGTTTTATTGTAATGACGTACACGGTCTTCCCATTTGTCAGGCGCTGCCATGCGTGCGTAGACACCGAGGTTGAAGAGTGAGTTGTTACGACCGCCTTCACCGAAACCTTGGGCAGCGAGCTGTTGCAAACAGGGCGGTCCTTTCGGGAGTATCTCTTCTGCTTTCTTGTGCTCAGTCTCATGATCGAGGAAGGTGTCAGGATCAACTTGACGATGTTCTGCAAAGGTGAGGAACTCTTCTGGTCCAAGGCTTTCTCCCTTGTCGTTGTATCCGTAGCGCGTGGTTCGTGTGCCACCGAAGTACGGCATGTTGAGGAAGTTGCCTGTGTCACCACGATCAACAAGGATCTCTTGTTGTTTCGGGAACACTTCTGATCCCGCGTATCCAAGTAACGCGGCGATGGAGACAAGCTTTGGTTGCAGGTCTGACGCAGCGATCTCCTTCGTAAAGAAGAAGTACATGTGCGCACCGCCAGATTTGGAACGGCACACGATAGCCGGAAGCTTGTGCTTCTCGACTTGTTTGATCAGCGCGGAGTGGTCGAGGTTGTAGACGTCGATGTCCACAGCACCCCAATGGCAGTGATTGTTTGCCTTGATGGGGATGATGCCGAGACCAGTCTCTCCCTTCAGATGCTTTTCCCAATGTTCCACGGTCGGAGGTTCGCGAAGAATGCGGGCTTGGCCCTGCTTCTTCCCGTCCCGTTGTCTGTCGCTCTGCACATTGAATGTGCCATGCGCAATGTTGCTGCCAGCAAGCAGCGCAAAAAACCTTGCCGCAAGGTCCATGCCCTTCCGCCTTTCAAAAAGGGGGACCGCCGAAGCAGCCCCCCGGACCTTGCATTAGAACGGAACGTCCGCGTCACTGGTCGAAGAACCATGGTGATCTGCACCTTGGTCTTCCTTAACCTTCACCTCACCGGCGCGAACGGACTTCGAGAACGCAACACCAAGCTCAAAGATCGCTTTCTCAGTTGCCATGTCGAGGCTGCGGTCATGACTGATTTCCCAGCCGAACCACGAGCCCTTGTCGTTACGCTCTTCGACAGTGCGAAGACGATATACTTGCGACATCATGGGCATGACGAACATTCCGTTCTTACCCATTGCGGTACGCGACTGCATCTGCGTGACCCACTTGCGAGCCTTCTTCAACTGCGTGCTCGTCATGGTCACCAGACAACGCTGCGGCATTCCATCTTCACCGAGCAGCAGCACAAAGAACTGTGCGGTGTTGGTGAGGAGGTTGCCGTTCGGAAGCACGTCGTTACCACGGTCATCGCGGTACGTCGTGTTCACGACCTTGTCGTCAACGTCGTAGGATCCGACATAGCCGCCGCCTTTCTCGCGGGGCTTCCATTCGACATAGCGACGATTGTAATAGCATGGAACTACAAGCACACCCTTGTCGCCATCGTATGCTTCGTTGGCAACGGTGTTGTAGATCATGCCTGCTTCTGCACCATCCACATACGCACCGTCACGCTTGTTCACCTGAGGTGAGAGCTGCGCAAGGATGCGGAGGAATGGGATCGACATGTCCTCAGGACGAACCTGATCCATGCCGAGCGAAGCGAACTGCTCGAACTCTTCTGCAACAACAAGTGCTGTGTTGGACTGCGCCTGAACGGCGACGGCATTCTTAGCCATGGTACTTAGCCCTTCTTAATGGTGGTCTTCTGACCGATGAAAATACCGAACAGTTCTGAAGGGATTTCCTTGCCCTTCTCGATCTGCTCCTTGCAGAAGGCCTTCAATGTGCTCGGATGAACAGCTTCCTTCTGATCGACAGCAAAGCCTTCGTTCTCCAGTTCCTTAACCAGTTCGACTGCTTTGTCGTCTTCGCCCTTTCCGAAGTTAACGGCGACAGTGTTCTTGATGAGATCACCGAAACCGTTGTCCCGCAGCCACTCGTGGGCTGCTTCGGACCGTTCCTTGGAGATGTTGGCGCTGATCACTGTTGAGATCGTGACCTTTGACCCATCCGCCATCTTCAACTCCGTGAGGCCGTGTTCTGCTAGGGCAGCAGGCAAAGCCTCACCAGACACATGTGCGAGATCCTGTTGTGCCTTTTTCAATTCGGCAGTCAGGTCTTCCACGCGCTGTTCCAATACAAGCTGCTGACGCACCAGCGCAGCGACTTGCTTGAGATCGTTGTTGTCTACATTGGACAACTGCATTGCAACGTCTTCGAGGTCCACTTTCTATCTCCTCGTGCTGTGATAAAGATCCACCTCAATGGGATAGTAACGCTCTTCGAGCCTGTCCCATTTGAGTAGTTTGAAGCGCCCATTGTTTGCCAGAGCAGCAAGAGCGCAAGCTATACCAATGCATACGGGATCGCCCGACAGCATTAGGTAATCGTCGGATGTAAACTTCACCAGCTTACGCTCCATCCGACGGAGCGTGGGTATAGCCGAAAGAGCGACTTGATCCTTGGCTGGGATCAAGATGTCGAGGTCGCCAAACTCCAACGCATCAGAGAGATCGCGGCCACGCACTTCTTGTGTAATGTAAACAGTCACGGCTTTCTCCCGTTCGACGCATGCAGACTACTCCGAATCAGTGGGGGTCTGTCAAGCGGGGTTGCACAAATCTTTTTCATGGGCTATTCTTTTTGCCCTGCCGATAGAAAGGGCAATGGACCATGGACATCGTTGATCGCTACAAGTTCAGACTTCCTCCGTACAAGCATCAGTCTGATGCGCTTAGGAAATCATGGGATAAGGATGAGTTTGCTTTGTTCGCCGAGATGGGAACAGGCAAGTCCAAGATCCTCATTGATAACGTCTCCATGCTCTATGATCGCGGGGACATCGACGGCTTTCTAGTTGTAGCACCTAAGGGTGTTTACAAAAACTGGGAGACCATCGAGCTGCCTAAGCATCTGCCGGATCACATCATTCACGACGTGGTCGTTTGGAATCCAGCGACGTCCAAGAAGAACCTAGAACATCTGGCCGAGGCGTTCCGTGATGACGACAACTTGAAGATCGTCGTCATGAACATTGAAGCCTTCTCCACGGACAAGGGCGTGGCCTTTGCCACTAAGTTCTTGAAATCACGGAAGGTTTTGATGGCGGTCGATGAGAGCACGACCATCAAGAACGGCAAGGCCAAGCGCACCAAGAACATCATCAAGACGGGCAAGGTAGCCAAGTACCGCAGGGTGATGACGGGCTCGCCGATCACCAAGACCCCAATGGACTTGTATACACAGTGTGCATTCCTTGATGAGTGGCTGCTCGGCTTTTCCAGCTTCTACTCGTTCCAGAACCGTTATTGTCGCTTGATGAAACGCAGTGTCGGAACGCACTCGTTCAATCAGGTTGTTGGTTACCAAAACCTTAACGAGCTGTCAGAGCGACTCGACAAGTTTTCGTTCCGCATTCTGAAGAAGGACTGTCTCGACCTCCCGGAAAAGATCTACACCAAGCGCACGGTCCAACTCACGGATGAACAGGCGGCTATCTATAGCCGTGTCAAGAAGGCCGCGATTGCAGAGCTGGACGGTAAGGTTCTCACAGCGCAGAACGTACTGACGCAGATCCTCCGGTTGCAGCAGATCTGTTCCGGTTATTTCAAGGCCGACGACGGTACGGTCATAGAGATGAAGTCGGACAAGTTTGACGAATTGCTGGCTGCCCTCGAAGAAGTTGATGGCAAGGTCATTATCTGGGCGAACTACACCTACGACATCCAGATGATCGAACGTGCGTTGGCCAAGGAGTATGGTCCTGAAACCGTGCGGACGTACTACGGTGAGACGTCGCCGGATGCGCGACAGCAAATGGTTAAAGATTTCCAAGACCCGGATCATTCTCTTCGCTTCTTTGTTGGACAGCCACGTACAGGTGGATACGGTCTGACCCTCACAGAGGCTCACACCATGATCTACTTCTCAAACAATTATGATCTGGAAGTGCGCTTGCAAAGTGAGGATCGCGCACATCGCATTGGACAGCGCAACAATGTGACCTACATCGACATCGTCACCGAGGGAACGGTGGACGAAAAAATCCTCCGTGCACTACGCGATAAAATCAACGTAGCCACGGAGGTTCTGAAGGAAGGTTACAAAGAGTGGTTGATCTAGCCCTTGGCCATCTCGGCAGCCTTGGCTTCAACCTCTGCAACGCGGCGGCCCCAACCCTTGCCGAAAGTGTCCCACGTCGGCAACGCCTTGAGAAAGTCAAGGCGACGGTCGCAGATTGAATCGACTGTCTCCTCTGGGTCGCAAGCAAGAATTGCTTCCATTGACTTTGGACCAATGACCCCGTCTGCGGTGACCCCGGCAATCTGTTGGAGATACTTTGCAGCGCGACCGACACCGCTGTTCACGGCCAGATCGTAGGCCGCATAGTCCACGCCGGGCGGGAGTTGATCGCCTTTGATCTTGTCCCAATACATTGCCTTGTAGAACGGCTTGACCTTTTCGGGGGTAAGGCCGCGCATCTCTGCTTCGTCCACTTCATGGCCGACATACTGTTCCCAAGCACGCTTGGTCACGCCAAGGTTTGTCATGCCGCCCGGATCGCGAGGATGGTTGACGTAACCACCTTCGTGTTTCAGCACAAGCTTGAAGCACTCTTCCCAGTTCTCTTTCATCTCACTTGTCCTTCTGTGCCAGCAGATCGTTCTTCTGCTTCGAACCTGCGCTCGAACCGTAATAGAAGTTCACCACACCCGTCCATGCTGTGCCGAGCGCGCCGAGCATCATGAGCAGAGCCTCGGTCCCGGTCTGCGGCATCCCCTTCATCAGCATCCAAACAAGGATGCCGAAGAACCCGACGGTGATGAGCAGCGCGAGCATACGCGGCACCCAATCCTGTGTAGCAGCCTGCATCTTACGGGCGCTGTCCCGGTCCCCGGCAGCGATGCGCTCCAAATCAATGTCCAATTCCTTCATGCGGACTTTGAAGTCTGCATCAATCTGTTTGATCTGCGCAAGCTGCTCTGGGCTTGCCGCCTCAAGCGCCTGCTTCACCTCGCCCTCGCTTCCATTTTCGTGGCCAAGCAGAGCGTTCGACAAAGTCCGCACGGCGACCCCAGCGAGAGGGCCACCAAGTGCCGTGGCAATGGTCGGCGCGACTTGCCCCAGCAAAGGGCCAAACGTCTTTAGAAGTTCCATGGTCCATGCTCCCTAGAAGATTAAGGCCACTACGAAGATCCCGACGATGATGGACAGAACCACCCCGCCGATGATCAAGATGATCGTCATCTCTCTTGCAAACTCCTCCGCTTCCTTCTGGGCTTTCAGGCGCGCGGCCTTCTGTTCCTTCTGGATCCGGACAAGTTCTCTCTCCACCTCTTGCCATCCGCGCAAACCATATGTCGACACGAACTCGTTTTTGACTTGGTTGAACCACTCTTCAGCCTGCTTGCGCTTGACGACGATGTCCATCGCCATCTCTTCAGCCGAAACCTTCGCAAACAGTTTTGGTTTCGGGGGGTTTGCTGACAGCCTCGTGAGTGTACCAACCGCACCGTATAGCTTGGCGACATCGCCAGCCATACCTTGAATCTCTTTCCCGATCTTGATGCCAGTCTTGATGGCCTCGTATGCAGTCTTAGCTGCTCCGAACACCATGCTGATTGTTACGGGGTCCATGGGTCATCTCGCAAGCTCACGGGTTGTCTGGTTGATCCGTGCCTTTGTTGCCGTGATATCCTTGGGCACAGACTTGAACCCAACACTCAGATAGCCAACCATACTGCCCTGTTCAGGCGGTATGGATCCCCGGCAGGCAAAGGTGACACCCTTCGAGACGAACCATTCCCCTGCTTCTGAAGACGCTTCAAACGTCTCGCAGAGGACCTCCCCGTTCAGCATCGAAACGGCCGCATGATTCCGGGCGGGCGACCCGGAGAAGAAAGCTCCCTTCTTCCCTTCTAGTGGAGCGTGCCGACCTTCATGCGAAAGAGCGACACGGGTGATACGCGCGTTACTGGAAAGGCTGATCTCGTGCACGATCACGGCCTCTGCGCGAAGGTCACGCATCAAGTTTGTAGACAACGTGACGATGCGTTCGTCGGTGACAAGAATTGGCATGTGCTCGGACAGCACAAACCGCGTCACTAACTTCTCTTGGTTTTGATAGACAATCCAACCACTTAGACCAAAGACGCCCAATAGGATCAGGACAAAGAGCTTAAATGGAGTGTCCACCCATTTGACCATGTCGATAGCGCGGTCGAGCACAGAGGCCCCGGACCGTGGTCCGTGGTTCCTCTTTGATGCCGCCCGTTTAGCGGTCTTCTTGGCAGGCTTGCGGGCCATTTATCTTGTGACCCCGACCCTTTCAGCCATCGTCACCATTTGAGTGGCGACTGTCCCCTTAATCTCGCGCAGCTTCTCAAGCAGTTCTGTCTTTCTCTCCGCAGGCAAATCGTTGCGGCCGCGGATCGCCTCGATCTGCTTGTTGATTTGTGACAGGCGCTCGTTTGCCGCATTGAATGCGGTGTACAGACCACGGGCTTGAGGCATTTCTGCCATGCGAGCCTTGATCGTCTCGGTGTCGCCACGAACGGCCGCGTCGTTGATCGACTGAGTGATCTGCGTGACGCGCTCCTTGATCTCGTAGAAGTCGCCGATGAACTTGTTGTTCAACTGGCTCTCGGTCTTGAAGATCGAGGCGAGACCAGACAGGTTTGCGGCGACGCCGGTCATGCTGTTTGGGTCGCCGAAGGCGCCTTGCGGCTTCACGCCAGCCGAACCAATCAGCGAGTCCACCGTTCCAAGGAACAGCGTGGCCGACGTGCCAAGATAGCCGCGCAGCAAGGTGTCGATCTGCTTCGGGGAGAGTTCGACATACTTTGCGATGTGGCCAGCCATCTTCGAGAAGCTGCTGGTGTATTCGTCGAAACGCTCTTCCTTCGGACTGCGCTTGTCAGACAGGTTCTCAATCGGCAGGCCGGTGTAGAAGTTTTTGTTGGCGTAAAGTTCAAAAAGGGGTTTGCCGATCTGAGGAATAAGTTCAATGATCAGGGTCTTCTTCAAGAACTCTCCAACACCCATGGCGATATCATTGCCGTCTTGTTTACGGATCGAGTCAAGCAAAAGCGTCGGGAGGGCACCAAAGAGTTCGCCGATTTCGAACGCGCGCGGGAGAACGACAATCGTGTCCCCGATCTTGACGTACATATTAGCAAGGCGATCCTTTACGGACAGCTTCTTATACCAGTCGTCGTCGCCATACATCATGTTTACGCCAGCGTTGATTGCCATGACCAACAGGCCGCGGCTAACAATTGCTGCCGGGATGCCGATAAACCCATTACCAACCAAACTCTTTGGCGCGCCTGCGGTGCCGGTCTCCATCAAGCGATACAAGCCTTGGATACGAGCCGTGAGGAACGGTGTCAGCGGGATCAGGGTGGACACCACGTTGCCGAGAATGCCGTTGCCTGCGCCATGACGATGGTAGTTCACGAGGTTCACAGCTTCCCAAGCGGCGTCAGCGTCAGACATGCCGTTGCGCTTGAGGTAGTTGTAGTAAGCAATACGCGGCGCCATTTCGGTGACTTCACCGAGCGACTCTGCCTTGTCAAAGAACCTCATGAAAGCGTTTGGATACTTTCTCCACTCGCCCCATGAACGCTCACGAGAGTTGTAGACGCGCTGCATGTAAGCAGCTTGGTCCTTGGACCCCGAACCGAAGCCGAACCCGCCAAAGCCTGTGCGGCCCAAGATATCGCGGTAGGCGTCGCCTTTGCTCCATGTGTCACGGGCACCGGCCAGTGTGCCGCGCAGGATGTCGAAGACAGGCATGCCCGTCTTGACCTTCAGTTCGACAAGACCGCGGATCAGGTTGCGCAGTTGGAAGGGGGGCGTTGCCGTCACACCTTTACGCAAAACATCCGTGAACCATGCGGCCGCACGGACGAAGTTGTTCTTCTCCTGCGGAGACAGAGCAGAGACAGCCGCAAACATGGCAGGGTCATAGATCTTCATGTAACGGTCTTCGCCGTTAACACGGAACTGGATGGTCTCTTCGCCCGGCTTGTTGAAGACCTCGGCAATCGTCGTGTCGCCGCCCTTCTGAGCCAGCTTGGTCAGGGTGTTGGCGGTCTCCTGATACGCGACGTTGCGGACGCCCGCGCTGACGATGGCGTTGTAGTTGCGCAGGATATTCTCATAGAGGTTCCCGGCCACTGGACCACCGACACCGAGCGCACCGACGCGCTGGTTAAAGGTCGTGATGTTTTCGGGATCCTTGAGGACGTCGTAGATGCCACCAGCCAACGTGATGTTGGGGTTCTTCGTCAGCTCGTCGTCCTGCATACGATACATGGGCGTATACATCAGCGTCTTGAAACGCTCGCCAAGATTGCGCGGGATCAGGCCAGTCTGAACGGCCATCTCTACCATCTTGTCGTTGAACTTTTGGAACTCCTCACTCGCCTTGCGAACGGCGGGGTCTGCGCTGTCGATGATCTCTTGCAGTTGCTGGTTTGTGAGAACACGGGTGCCGTCGGGAAGAACGGACTCGCCCTTCTTGTTGATGTAACGGTCTTTACGCAAAGCCAGTTCGCGCTGCGCAAGGAACACGATCTGCGCCTGATCCATGTTCTTCACGCCGACTTCTTTGAAGACGTCGAGCAACGACTTAACGTCAGGGCCGGAGTGGAAGAAGAAGCTCTTGTTTGCGCGGCTGTAACCAAGCGGTGCAATCGTCACCGCACCCATCACGCGGCCGGTCGAGTTCATCATGCCTTCGATGAACTTGCCGAGATTGCGGACGTCGTCGTTTGTGCTTTCAAGGAAGGGAAGGCTGGAGTTCACGACGTTGCGGACAATCGCACGGCCAACGCTTTCTCCGGGCGCAGCGCCGGAGATCTTCTGCATCATGCGGCCAAACCAGCCTGTAACGGAGCCGTCCTCTTTGCCGATGACGCCTTGATAGTTCTGCCACGCCTTGGTGTAGCCGGTCTGTGGACCGGGGACGGGGGTCGGGGCAGGCTCCGTCGAAGCGTTGTCAATGGACGTTGGAGCAATGCCCATGCTTTCCAGTTGTTCTGGAGTCACAGACTTGTAGCCGCCGGTGTAGCCTTTGATAATGGCCTTTGGGTATTGCTTTGCGCCACGCGCAGCATTTGGATCGCTAACAAGAGGCGTCGTTGTCTTCTTGCCGTAGACTTCCTTGAGCATCTTCTCAAACGCGCCTTGGCGGAACTTAATGCCAAGGGCTTCTGCGACAGCCTTGTACACGCGGCGTAGACCGTCCAAGACGCTCTTCTGGAACTTCTCGTAGGCTGTCTTCGGGACAATACCCTTAAACTCTTTGATCATCCAACGAGCGCCTTGTTCAGCCACCCATTCGTTGAAGGAACGTGTGTAATCAGTAGTGATGGATCCACCCTTGACAGGAGATACCTTGTCCTTGTTTTCCAAGAAGGTCTTGATATCGGACGGCGTAAGATTGTAGTCCACCATCAACTTTGACATGAAGGCCTTGTCGATGTCTTTACGACCGGCACTAAGCATGTCGAACAAGAACCAGCGTTCAATCGCAGACGGATTACGTTCGCGAATGTACTGGTTCATGATTTGATCGAACGTCTTTTTGTCGACGGTATTCAACCAAGTGTACTGAAGCGGATGAGACAGTTCGTGGAACAGTGTCTTGAGCAAGAACTGCTTGAACTGGGTTGTGTTTTTGAAGTTTTTTTGGATCTTGCCCAGATCAACAGACAGATCATACAAACCGGTTGCGTCATAGACCTGCGACAAAGCAAGGTCGCCTCCGGAAAGAGGCTTAGCCATGATCCTCAACCGGGTGCCGGGGTACAGGTTTGAGTGGATGGCACTGATAACATCAACAACGCCGGGGATCTGCGCGTCAAGGATAGCGCGGTCCACAGGGGAGATCTCAATGACGGTCTTTGCCGAGGGGCCTTGTTGCGTAATCGTACCGACCGGAACGGCAGGTGCAGGGGCAGGGGCTGCCGGTGCCGCAGGTGTTGGACCGGGGGCCGTGGGCGTTGGTGCGGTAGGCTTTGAACCCGTAATTTGTTGGTACAATGCGGGATTAACCTGACGCATGTAGTCAACTGGGATAACGCCGCCGTTTCCACCACCGTCAATAATCTTCTTTGCCTCGGTCTTAAGGAAATCACGAACGCCCTTTCCAAGGGTTGCGATTTGCCCGTCGGTAAAACCGTTGTCCTTGAGAAACTGACGGTACTCCTCATCCTTTGGAGACTTCTTTGCCCCGGCCGTGATGTACAAAGCTTTGTCGATGTCGTTCACAAACTCAGGGGTAAAGCTTGCTGTGCCAAAGTTGTACGTTGGCTTCGCCCCAGCCAAATTCTTTGGCAGGCTAATAGTAGGCAACTCAGTCGGCACTACTGGAGGTGGGGCGGGTTCAGGCGCGGGGGCAGGGGCCTGCGCTACCGGAGGTTGTCCCGCCGGAGGTTGTGCTGCGACAGGAGGTTGTTCTCCTGCCGGAGGCTGTGCCGCAACAGGTGGCTGTTCCTCGGTCGGAGGACCTTCGACAACTTGCGGCGGTTCGGGAGAAGTGGGCGGCCCTTCTTCTGCGGGCTTCTCTTCAACCACCTTAACCGGAGCCTGCTTGCTTGCAAAGTAAACGTCAGCCGGGGTCTGGTTAGCCACGATGACTTGAAGATCGTCAAACGGAATGTTTGCGATGTCTTGCGGCTGATAGTTGAGCTTCGTGAGAAGCTCTTCGTTCTCCTTCTTGAACGCCGCCTGTTCAGGCGTGTCGGTCGGAGCCGTGACGGGAGGTGCTTCCGTTGCCGGGGCAGCAGGAGGTGCTTCAGCGGGCGCGCCACCAAAGGCCGCGCTAGTGACCGCGGACACTGGACCACCGACGATGGCACCACGGATGGAGCTGTCGAGGATTTGCTTCCAGTTCTCCGAAGTGAAGAACTCCTTGTTGTCGTCGACGAAGGATACGGCAGCCTTGTTGACTGCTTCCTGCATACCTTCGGTGAGGCCTTCCATGGCCGCGCCTTCGACGAAGCCAAGGCCCAGACGACCTTTGATCGAGCTGACCAAAGCTTGCTTGGTCTGACCCGTCATCTTTCCAATGACAGAGGCAGGCAGGATGGATTCCAACGCGGCGTTGATGCCGCCTGCTACCAATGCGGTGCCGATCTCTTCCTTGCCGGTTTCCTTCAGAAGAGACGCATAAGCCTCTGGAACAGTCTGCGCGGCCGAGCCTGCACCAGTGGCCGCAGCGGTTGCAAGACCACGAGCGCCTGCGGCAAGACCACGAGCCGCAATCGCACCAGCGCCGCCGGTCACAATGCCCGGAACAATCGAAGGCAGACCTTCGCCAAGAGCCTCTGCCCCATAGCGCAGGGCTGAGAGTGGACCGGTGATTTCCTCGTAAGACTGGAACTCGCGCGGATACTTCTTGGCGATCTCCAGCTCGCTTTGTGCGGCTTCACGGAGTTGCTTCTCTGCATAAGACCCCGCTGCGCCAGCAAGACCCTCAAAGCCAAGACCTTCCGCTGCGCCCTGCACACCACGGCCAAGCATGGCCGGGAGATAGTCGCCAAGCAGGACACCTGTCTGCGCGGTGCCGCGGCTCAGGCCCTGCGTGAAGAGTTGGCCAATGCCGCGTTCGGGCTTCGGTTTGTTTTCCTCAAGGAATCGCGGGTACAACTCGTTTGCCACATAGGCAAGAGCTTGTTCGGAAGTGGCCCCCTCAGGGGCCTCGACCTTAAAAATCTTCCCGTTCGGTGCCTGAATATCAAAGACGGGCATCACACGTTTCCTTGGACAAAAGTATTACCGCGGTGTCACGTCTCGGAAACCTGAGTAGCTGCTTCCACCGCCCATTCCGACAATACCCCTCTTGGCGTAGTCCGCCAAATCCTTGAGGTCTTGCTGAGAATAAAACTGCATGGACAACGGGTTGTTGATAATCGCCGCCGCAAGCTTTGGACCTTCCTTAGACTGCGTGACGTTGAAGCCCCTCTGGACGGCTGCTTGATACGTCTCTTTGCTATCTCCGGGCTTGTAGCCACCGAGGATTGCGTAAGTGCGGACAGCCTCAGGGTCTCTCTCAAGCTGCATCTTGGCGATGTCGAGCTGGAGGGCTTCGCGGCGACGCATTGCCTCGTCCTCGCGACGAGCCTTCTCCATACCAGCAAAGGCCGCAATGCCTGCCTGACCGCCAGCTCCAATGTTGCTGATGGCGTTTGGACTACGGCCCGCGGCCATGGCAAAGCCTGCCTGCATCAAAGCAAGCAGCATGTTTTCACGGCGCTCCGCAGCAGACCGAGCCTGCTCTTTGCTAAGACGCTCCTGCCGGATATCGTCTAGCTTGGTGGAGATGGATTGCTCGTCTCTTGGCTTGGCCGCAGCAAGGCCTTCAAACGTAAGGCGGTTCTCCTGTGCTCGGTCATTCTCAAGCATACGAGCAGCGTCAAGTGATGCCACCCCGCCGCCCCTAGGCGCGGCTATAGACGCCCGTTCTCTGGTGTACTCTCCACCAATCCGAGCCCCTTCGGCTTGAAGCTGCTGAAGGGCCGTAGTGCGGGCTTCGGCACGAGCCTTAATTTCTTCTGGCGTCAGAGAGCGAAAGTAATCTCCGACGGAAGACCCCGGAGCGTTTTCTCGATAAGTCTCAACCGCGCGTTGTTGAGCCTCTAACGCCTTTCGGCGAGCTTCGCTTATACGGCGAAACTCTTCGGCATTCCGCATAACACGTTCTTCGGTTGGAAGAGGCGGAAGGAAAGACTCTACATCTCTGCGAAACTGGCTTTTTGGAGAGGCCATAGCGGCTTCTGCCATGGCTTGTTGTCGCATCATTTGAGAACGTGCGGCAGGGCTTCCCGGAACAGTTCGTGTAACGGGCGGAGATCCAGCTTCCAGATACTGTCGAACTGCTTCCGGGCTTGTTGGGTCGTAGTCTTCTTGGGTGTATGCAGGAGGCGTCGTCGTAACAGGCAAGGCAAGGCCGCCCTCTTGGAACGACTGCACCGGCTGCTGCTCTTGTCCCAGCATTTGAGACGGCATGTTCAAATCCACCGTGGGGGCGAACATGGACCGCAAAGCCTTGGCGTTTTCGTCTGGCGTGGTCATGGAACCAAGGCCACCGCCGAGACCGACGGACGGAGCCACAGCCTGACCCTGCTTCTGGAACATCGCACGCTGGAGGACGGGATCGTTCAGTGCCATGGTTCACTTCGTAAGGTTGTAGGCGGCGAGACCGGCGGTGCCGAGACCAGCGACCTGAGAAACAAGAGACGGCGAGGGGGCGGTCGTCTGGCTG